GTAAAGAGAAGTTTATAGATAAAGCTTGGGATGTAATTGACCAGGCCCTCGATCTATCCAGCCAGAAGATCCGGCTGGCCACAGTGAGCGCTGAAAGATTTGAGCCGCTTCTGCAGCAGCTAATCGAACTGTTGCAGAAGCGGGAAGATGTTGATGCCGGGCAGGTACGGGATATCATCAAGGCTGTCTCCCAGGTTATGAATATTGGCCTGACCGAAATATCTACCTTTACCGGTACCATTTACGATAAACAGGCCAAGGCCAACGGGGAAGAAGATGCCAAGTTTGTGTTTGAAATTCGTGGGGAGGGAGACTACAAGGTATTAGCTGAAGCTCTGGAGGGGCTAAGCGATGGCGCTAAACGAGAAGTGCTTGACAATATTAAACGACTTAGAGGAGAGGCTGCTCAGATCCAGCACTAAGAGCCCCAGGCAGTGGATTGAAAACAATCTCTGGATTAAAACAAAGGACCGCAGGGTAATACTTCTGCGGTTTAATGATATCCAGGAAGAATACTGGGCAAATAAAACGGACTGGGATATTATTCTTAAATACCGCCAAGGCGGGATATCAACCCTTGTTCTTGCTGAGTTTTTTGAGGATACGGCCCGCAACGAGAACACTACCAGCGTTGTTGTAGCCCACGATCGGGACAGCACAGAAAAACTATTTAACATCGTCAAGATGTATTTTGACCGGCTGCCTTTGGACGAGAAGGCGCGGCTCTGTGCCAACCCAGAGAAACCGCAGTACAAGAACCGCCGGGAACTTTACTTTGACAAGATAAACTCCTGGTTTGTAGTAGGAACAGCCGGTAATATTGAGTTTGGCCGCGGCCAGACTATTAACAACCTGCATTGTTCCGAAGTGGCTTTTTGGCCGAGACCTGAGGACCTGATGGCGGGGCTTTTGGAAGCAGTCCCTTCCGGTGGTCGCGTCAGGTTAGAGAGCACACCCAATGGCTTTAATTATTTTTATAACGAGTGCCAGGATGCCCAAATGGGAGAAGGTGTTTACAACTTTCACTTCTTCCCCTGGTGGGTGCAGAAGGATTATACTGAAGACCTGGATTCCGGGGAAGATGCACAGATTCAGAGTAGCCTTACCGAAGAAGAGCAGAAGCTTATCGACAGGGAAGACCTTACCCTGGGCCAGATCAAATGGCGCCGCTTGAAAAAGAAAACGCTTAAAAAGAAATTCCCCCAGGAATACCCCGAGGATGATATATCTTGTTTCTTGGGGAGCGGGAACTGCGTTTTCGATACGGAACTCCTGGCCGATTACCTCCACGGTTGTCGCAACCCAATACGAACAGAGGAAAACGGCTGCCTGAAGGTTTGGAAGGAACCGGAGAAAGGCAAAAAATATGCTATTGGTGCCGATGTTGCAGAAGGACTGGAGCATGGGGACTTTTCGACATGCTATGTAATTGACGAAGAGACAGCCGAAGACGTGGCACAGATGAAAGGCCACTGGCCGCCAGAGGTATTCGCAAAGAAGCTGGCTGAGCTGGGGCATTATTACGCAAAGCATTATCCCAGAGGACAGTTGCCGCCAGTAATAGGCGTGGAGCGCAACAACCATGGACACAGCGTTTTAAACACCCTAGTTAACACGGAAAAGTATGAGAGCATTTATCGCCATGAGGATTATGACCCGCGCACCAGGCAGAAGAGAAAGCGCTTGGGCTGGCCTACGGATGCGGTTACCAAGCCGATTATGATTGACGATCTTGATGCGATTCTGCGTGCAGGGGTACCAGTAAATAGTAAAGATTTTGTTGGAGAAGCAATGACTTTTATCCGCAAGAGAGATGGTGCAATGGAAGCCGAAGAAGGCTGCCATGATGACCTTGTTGTGGCCAGGGCCATAGCGGTGCAGATGCGCAAGAAATACCGCCCCGCAGCCCGCGCCCTTGGAAGCAAACCGAAAGGATGGTGATCGCTCAATGCCATACATCACAATAGGCCGAAAAGAGGTCAATACCTGGCCGCCGGACGACGAACTAACAAAAACGCGCCTAAAGAATTATCACCGGGCGCGTTTGCTTTTCAAGGGCAACCACCAGGATGTCTTTGAACGGATCCAAAGGTGGCTGGAGAAAGAACAGGACAAGGCGATCACCTATGTCGTTTGCAACTTCGCGGGCCTGCTATCAAAAATTTCAGCTGACATGCTCTTTGGCGAGATTCCCCGCCTTATCGCCGGCGAGGGCAAAGAGGACAGTCCGGAGCAGATCAGACTAAACGACATCGTAAACGATAACCACTTACCTACGCTCAACTACGAAATGGCGCTTTCATCCAGCTGGCGTGGGGAGACGATTTATAAGGTCCGTTATGGTAAATTTGGTGACTGGAAGGAAAATGAGCATGCTATAATCGAGTCTGCTTCCCCGGCTATCTTCTGGCCTATCTTGCATGACGACAACGTGCGTGAGTTACAAGGTGGCATCTTCGGTTGGATCAAGCAGGCCCCGGGGAACAGCGATAAAAAATACCTGCGTATTGAGCGGCAGCTGCCGGGGTTAATCCAAAATGAACTTTATCTACTGGACGGCCAATCTATTAAAGAGCAGGTAAAGCTAAACATCTTTCCGGAGTATGCAGAGCTCCCGGAGGAGCAGGAAACCCGTTACCCTGGCCTGCTTTTTGAGTTCGTCCCCAACTGGCGCCTGGATGATGAGTTTTGGGGGATGTCTGATTATTATGACCTGGAGGGTATCTTCGATGAATTAAATAACCGGGTATCACGAATTTCCCGAGTCTTGGACAAACATGAATCGCCAAAACTGATCCTGCCGCCCGGGATTATGAAATGGGATGAGCAGTATGGGCGCTGGTATATCGAAAAAGAGGATCTTGAGGCCATCGAGGTAGATCCCACAGAGGCGGAGAAATTCGGGGACCTGCCGCGCTATTTAACCTGGGACGCTCAACTCGAAGCGGCTTTCAAGCAGATCGATAAGCTCCTGGAGTTTGCTTTTATTGTCTCCGAAACCTCTCCAGATGCATTCGGCTTGAGCAAAGGGGGAGCAGCAGAATCGGGGAGGGCATTAAAGTTTCGGTTGTTGCGGTTACTGGCTAAGGTAAACCGGAAAAAACTCTACTTTGACCAGGCGCTAAAAAATGTCTTATACGCGGCGCAATATTTAAACAATGCTTGGGGCCGCGGGCCGGAACCTCAGGATGTGCGTATCGAGTGGAAGGATGGGCTTCCTGACGATCCTTTGGAAGGAGCTCAGGTGGAACAGATCCGCACCAGTGGCAAGGCAACCAGCAGCGTTCGCAGCGCTGTGAGACGGTTGGATGAAATAGATGGAGAGCAGCTGGAGAAAGAACTCGATGAAATTCAGGAAGATGAAGGCGGCGGAGTTGGCGATGCCGGAGCCGGCGGAGGAGGTCCTCGCATAACATTGCCTTCTGGGATTGAAGGTGAGAAATAATGGCGGAGGACATTGAAAGAAATTTAATCCGGCTCAGCGAGGCAGAAGCGGAGCGGCTGGTAAAGTTCTACGCTGAAGCGGAGCGGGAAATCCTGGACAGGATGAACCGGGCGCTGCTCCGGGGCAACAAAACGGAATACCTTGCACAGATGAAGAAAAATGTCGAGGCCATCCTGGAAGACCTAAGGGCCGGAAACAGGACCTGGTGCGAAGAAGCGATCCCGCGTGTTTATTCGCAGGGGCTTTATTCTGCTAATGCAATGCTCGAAGATGCGGGCGTTGCTTTAAAGGCCGGCTTCGGTTCTATTCACCAGCAAGCGGCACAGGTACTGGCAGAGAATACATTTCAAAGCTTGGACCATGTAGCTCAAGTTATAGGTCGTCGTTCAACAGATATCTATCGCACTCTAGCCCTGGAGAACATCAGGGGTAGCGTGGTAGGTTATGATACCTGGAAGCAGGTAGCACAGCGGTATAGGGAGCAACTAGCCGAGCGTGGGGTAACAGGGTTTCGTGATGCGGCTAATCGAAACTGGAATATGCGGACCTATGCGGAAATGGTGGCAAGGACAAGTACTATGCAGGCGCACCTTGAGGGGACGGCTAATCGCTTAGCTGAACAGGGTCACGATCTGGTAAGGGTTAGCACTCACCGGGGCGCTTGTGAAAAGTGTCTGCCATGGCAAGAAAAAATATTGAGCCTTACAGGGAAGACTGAAGGATACCCGACATTGGAGGAAGCAAAAACAGCCGGGCTTTTTCATCCCCGGTGCCGCCATTCTTACGGGCTTTATATTGACCTGGACAAAGAGATCGAAAAGGGCTTAGCGGAAGATAGGCCGACGTATTATACTGAAATCCAAGGCCTTGACGAAACAGGCAGAAAGGGTTTAGCTGATGCTTTTGAAAAGGCTGTCACCTTTGGCTTAAAGAATAAACGCGAATGTCTTTTGACTATTGACACTAATGCCGGGCGTGAAGTATACTCAATAGTAGAGGGTGGAAAAGATTATGTTGAATTTCCTTCTAAACTAATAGAACTGCTTGCCCGAGCAAAAAATAACAGCATAATATCTATTCATAACCATCCCAGCAGTAGCAGTTTTTCTGCAGAGGATCTGGCTATTTTATCGACTTTCAAATCTATAAATACTTTAGCTGTGATAGGTCATGACGGAACAAGATATGTTATGAATCGTGGGAAAGGTCAAGCTCATAGTATCTCTGCAATTAGAGATACATTAAACAAAATGGTCAAGAAATACTATGATCATTACAACAATTTGGTCCAATCAGAAAAGATGACACCGAGCGAAGCCTGGAAAGAACATTCCCACCGAGCTGTCAGCGATCTGGCAGAAGAATTTGGCTGGGAATATAGGAGAGTGATGCCAAATGAACAATAAAAGCGTTAAAGGCGTGGATATGGTAGACCTGACCCCGTCATACAATCAAAGCTGGAATGAATATTGGGAGGAATACAGAGAAAGGTACTTTAAGGTCTACGGCGAATATCCGCCAAAGCCGGAAGAAAGCAAGAAAAAATAAGCGCCTGGTAAATGTTAATCAGGTGCTTTTCTTTTTGGACTTTTTCGGCTTCTTCGGTTTCTCTGGCTTTGGCACACCTTCAACGGCGATACCATGAATCTTGGGGTCGTTGAACTTAATTGTAATCATACGCTTACTGTAGCAAAAACCGCCGCGCTCATCATCCCAAAATAAATTCTGGTGAATAATGCGCTGGGGTTTTTTGTTGGGGATGTAATGCATGCCGGCTTCTTTAAGAAACAGCCTTGTGTGCTCGCGACCCAGGCGGATGAGGGTGGGGATCGTTTCTCTTTTATTCAATATCCAGAGCCTTGTGTTTATTCCGACCGTTACAGACTGACGGTCGTTTTGTATGGTCCAGTTTGGATCGATGGGTTTGTCCATAAAAATACCTCTGGCGTAGATGATTAAGTAAGGATATTGCATAAATTCGCCGGAAGTTTTATATTGCCTGCTTGTCAGTAAAATAAAGCCTATGGAAGGCTTATTTTTATATTAATTTTTAGGAGGTGGCCCGGGTGGCCAAGAAAATCAATGCGGTCTTGGAGACCGGAAAAGAAAGG